CCAATATTGGCTACGACCGCGGCAACAAACCGCGGCCAGGCCAGGTGAGGATTAACCCACACTGACCAGGGCATGTAATCCCAATTCGGGGTCACACGCCATCTCGTCTGGTACAAACTTCCGTTAGATCTAACGGAAATGCACCCATTTCTAAGCTCACCCTTAAGGAGGCTCATCAATAGCATAGGCCCATTGACAAACCACTTCTTAAACCCCTTCGAGGTTATGCAGTTACCTGCACTCTCGTCTGCGAAGCGAACGCTCTTAGGCTTAGCGAGCCATGCTTTATAGCATACCCGCTGCTCAAGAACTACGCCTCCCCAGATACAAGAAGGAACCCTAACACCAGCATCATTCGAATCAGCATACGGAACAAATGGAAGGGAAAGACCCTCCATCAAGTACGTACACGCCGATCGAAGAGGAATACCGGTACGGTAGGTCCAATCGTTCAAGAGATTCACGGCAATCGCTACATCTTGGCGCGACGTTACCCTTTTTAGGTAGACGCCGCGAACATCACGACCATTCCAATAGTCGTGACCGCAAGATTCGCGAAACGGTCCTTGGTTAAAGGACTTCGACGTATTCACCTGCAAACCAAGGAGGCCTAAAGCGGCAACAACGTCATCGTAGGCTTCGCAGCCAACGATAATATCATCACCAAAGACCGCCCAGTTACCAGGCACAGCATACGGTTTACGGCCTTCGTCCATCCTCGGGTTATCCCACAACGGGATCCCCTTGATGCGATAGACCGCTCGAACGATACTGCTGAGCAGAATTGTCATTAATGGGAATGTAAAACCATTTCCCATCGTTGACATCATACCCAACTCCGGCTCAAGACCATATTCATCAATATAGGTTTTGCCGACTCGGAGCTCACAGAGGAGGTCAAAAAACCACCTAGGGAACAAAGTACGGCAAAGCTCGACTGAGATTAGATCTGAGGCCGAGGCGAGATCAAGCGTGGCATAAGAGCCATTCGCTGACCCCGCTTTAGCAAGGAGGCGATTCAAGTCTGGCTGTACTGCTAAATCCACATTCCACATTTGGCGAAGACGCTCTTCTAAGAGCTCTTTCAGTCCGAGTTGTAGGAACATATTGATTGCAGGTTCAACACAGATTGCTCGCGCGGTATCTACGTTCTTAGGAACGAGAGTCATCTTGGAGCCGTCCACTACTACGAACGAGGGATCGATCTGGGACTGCCGAACGCTTTCAGCGTTCGCCCATGTGTCGAACCACGCAGTGTAGGCCTTGTACATTTCGCACAAGGATTCCGACGTAGCTGTCAGAGGAGAGCAACCTAGCTTCGAATAGAAGCTTTGGCCGACTCCCCCTACTGAACTACCTGGACCTGTATATCCCTTATCCAACATTGAATAAAAGGAGTTTACCAACAGTCCACCGTTTGGGTGCAGGAAATCATCAAGTTCTCGCCGGATTTCTCCGACTAGAACTGAGTATCCCTCGCCCTCAGGCAACTTCCAGTTCATCGAGAGGTAATTAGCCTCAAGGAACGTAAGAACGGCACGCGAGTCCGCGGCGTCACTCTGCTCTTCCCACTTTTTGAAAAGTGAGTCAAGGAGAAGCTTCGCAGCAACAGCGTTGCCATCCGAAGATGGATCCCTTTTATCTTGCCGAGTGGCATCGATATAGGGGGCTAAATCGTTCATGACGCTTGTCAAAAGAGCTTTGCGATCTTTGATCATGCAGATCTCCTAAAACACCAAACTAGCAACTCCCTACCAAGAAAGTAGGAGCCGGACCTGGCACTTAAGCCACCGCCACGAAACAGCTACAAAAAGCTGGGCGTATCGGAGTCCGGAAGTTGTCCGACCATCAGCAACGCGGGAAATACCGCGCTTCGGGTTAAATTTCACCCGATAACGCCGTGAGACAGATGTTCTCGGCTTCAGCCTCAAATAGAGACGAAGCCAAGTCAATCATCGCACGAACGTTAGCTGGGTCCGCAAGATCAGCGCCAGCAGGGATTCGAATCCTTATGCTGACGTTTGCATTGACGGACGCTTGACCAGCCAAAGGCGTTACACCCTTGTTCACCGAAATGGTGTACTGGTTAATCGGAACGTTTGGGAGGACTCCAGCCGCATTAATGGGCGGGAGTGTCCGCACGGTCGGGGGACGCAAAACGGCCACAGAAAATGGCCGAGAGGCTGAATGTACGTCAACCGCAGCGGGATTTGTCCCGCCTTCTGCTGTCACCGTCGACACTTTCCCATTCGGGATCGTGGCGGATGAATCAGTAGTGGTGTACGTCGAGCCTGTGAAGCCACCACCGGTAATGTTACCGGTGAAGACTTGCGAGATATCAATAGGCATGATAATTTGACCTTTGGTTAGAGGAATGGGTTTACGGGTAGTACTTGTACTTACGTGCAATCGCTAAGGCTGCCATGTTGATTAACTTCTTAGGCCCGTCCGGCAGTTTAAAAGCCGGCCAAACAATAGGAAGTCCAACATTCGCCACACGATTCACAGTACGTGTACGTATCGTAATACGACTCGGAAGATCGGTCACGGCCAGTTCGAAAAACGGCCCTGTAGGTCTCACCTTAGAAGTGGCGTAGACCTGCACATACTCCTTTACGACGGTCCTATTAACTTGACCGTTCACTAAGGAAGCATAGCAACCTGCTGTGATCATCTCGTTTAAATTACCGAAATAATCAAGCAAAAAGCTCCATGGCATGATCTCGTAAAGTGTAGGAACGAACTCTCGGATGTTAAATCCGAAGTCATCCAGCTTTCCGAGAATACCCTGACGGAGCGTCAAACGACTGTAGTATTTGACTTTGCAGTCGGCCATGTTGCGATACATCGTATCGTATAGCATGTGTCCGAAACCCACTTGGCCATTAACTAGAGCCACAACACTAGTTTCGTATCCTCGACCCACCACCATCTTGCTAACCGGACGAGTCCGGGTTGCAGCGTGGTACGCGTCTTCGATATCACTAATGAGAGGTAACCACCCAAAGACGATCTCTAGGTAGTTGTCTGCGAGAGCCTTTCTGAGGTCCTTAACTAGCTTGTATCTCTTCTTTGCTTTCTTTAGCAACGAGGTAAAGATAGGAAGCTTAGCAAGGATTTGCTCGCCTCTCGATTTAATCATTTTGACAGCCTGACGTCCTTCGCCCGTAGCCACCATACCCTTAAAGGTAGAATTGGCATCACGGACTTTGGCGTAGAAGTGTCCAGCAGCCGAGTTGACTGCTCTTGACTCCGGAAAGCTACCCGAGGGGGTATACCCCTCGTAATAAGGCGTACCCTTATAACCGTATTTAAAGCGGTTACCTGGGTTCGTTGGCGTAGCGACAGACGTATTACCTGAGACTTCTAAAATCCCAGGTACGATCTTGAAGGTTTTTGTTGCGGCAGACATTGAAGTCGTCGCATCCTGACCCTCTCGAATCTGCTCCTTCCATCTGGGATTCGTCACCCCATTAAGAAGATCTTGATATAGTATCGCCGGATAGGATATCGGGGCAGAATATGAAGCGTCAAACGCATTCACACCCGTCCCCGATACAGAAGAGAAAGTAATGTACTGACTCTTCCAAGCCGACTTGCTATACGCTGCCATAGGTAGCTCCGAAATGACACTAAGCAGATGCTCAGCATCGAAGGCGCCCAAAATGGG